TAGTAGCACCTACAAAAACGATTAATATGCCAGACAAGTTTGTAACCTTTACGCTAAAGAAAGAAAACTTTGCTAAACTTATGCGTGGTGTTACCACTTTAAATTTACCAGACATTGCCGTAAAAGGTGATGGTAAAGAAATTAGCATAGTGGCTGTAGATAAGAAAACACCATCAAACGACTACTCAATAGTTGTTGGTGAATCAGATAAGAAGTTTACTGCTTACTTTAAAACAGAAAACTTTAAAATGATTCAAGACGATTATGATGTAGCAATATCAAAGGCAAAAATAAGTCATTTCATAAATAAGAGTAAACCAATTCAGTATTGGATTGCTATTGAACCTGATTCTGAATTTTAATCAGAGGTTATATTATGAATGAATTTTTGTGGGTTGAAAAATACCGTCCTAAAAAAATACGTGATTGTATTTTACCTGAAGATACTAAAAAAACATTTTCAGAATTTCTAAAACAAAAACAAATACCAAACTTACTTCTATCTGGTACTGCTGGTACAGGTAAAACTACCGTAGCACGTGCTTTATGTGAAGAGTTAGGTGTTGACTATATTATTATTAATGGTTCAGATGAAGGCCGACAGATAGATACATTAAGAAACAAGATTAAGAATTTTGCGTCTACCGTATCATTAACAGAATCATCAGCACATAAAGTTGTAATAGTAGATGAGGCAGATTATATGAACGCTGATAGTGTTCAACCTGCTTTAAGAAACTTTATAGAGACCTTTCATAGTAATTGTAGATTCATATTTACTTGCAACTATAAGAGCAAGATTTTACCAGCATTACATAGTCGTTGTACCGTTATTGATTTTGCAATCAAGAATGGTCAGAAAGTAAAGACAGCACAGGCGCTACTTAAACGACTAGGTAAAATCCTTGAAGAAGAGAAGATAAAATATGACAACAAGGTACTTGCTGAACTAATCCAGAAACATTATCCAGACTTCAGACGTGTTATCAATGAACTTCAAAGATACTCGGTCAGAGGTGAGATTGATAGTGGTATATTGTTTAGTCTATCTGAAGCCAACACAAAAGAGTTGATTAAGATATTAAAAGAAAAAAGATTTAATGATATGCGAAAATGGGTGATAAATAATCTTGATAAAGAACCATCTTCTTTATTTTCAACAATATACAACCTATTGTACACGAATTTAGAAGGTAATTCTGTACCTCAAGCAGTATTAGTTATTGCTGGGTATCAATATAAATCCGCCTTTGTTGCTGACCAAGAGATTAATATGGTCGCTTGTTTGACAGAGATAATGGCAAATTGTAAGTTTAAGTAAAATGATATTAGCATTAAGAAAATTAATTGTAAAGATAAGAATGGCTTATGCAGATATAAGAGGTCACCACGGTAAAAAGTGGAACTATGAGCCAGGTGATTATTATATGGGCAGAGCGAATGTACGAACTAAAAGATTATCTAAAAGCGATTAACGAAACAAAAACTCCACTATTAGATAGTGATGATAAAACGTGGGAAAAGAAGTACCCACCGTTTGTAATCAATCGTTGTCTATCTATGTTCTATGATACAATAATGCACAGCAATGAAATGAACGGCTTGCATTTTCTACCAAAGCGTATGCAATTTCACTATTTAATAAATAGTATCAGGAAGAAGAAACGATTTGGTGGGAAGTGGCTATCTCAAAAAAAGTATAAAGATTTAGAGGTGGTCAAAGAGTATTATGGTTACAGCAATTCCAAAGCAAAAGAAACTCTTAACCTACTTTCAGATGACCAAATTGAAAATATAAAATTAGGCCTGAAAAAAGGTGGGAGAAAAAATAAATGAGTGAAAATACTATTGATTGGTCACCAGAGCAAATGCTAGAGGTCACCATAAAACAACCAGACGACTTTCTTAAAGTCAGAGAGACATTAACAAGAATTGGTGTAGCGAGTAGAAAAGACAAGACATTATTTCAATCTTGTCATATATTACATAAACAAGGTAAATACTTTATTACACACTTCAAAGAACTATTTGCTTTAGACGGAAAAAAATCCACACTAGTGGATAATGATATTCAAAGAAGAAATACAATCGCATTATTATTACAAGACTGGAATTTGATTGATATTGTTGATAAATCTAAAGTAGAAAACAAAGCGCCACTATCTCAAATTAAAGTCTTGCCATTTAAAGAGAAAAAAGAATGGACTTTAAACGCTAAATATAACATAGGTAAAAAACCTAACGAAGCGAGTATAGATGACGGCAATGCAAGTAAGCAAGTTTAAAGATTACATAACAGAAGCTAAGAAGGACTTTTTAAGGTTACTGATTATTACAGATGAACCTGAAGAAGCAAAGACTTTCCATACTGCCGATAGATTAAGAGAGGAATGTGATAAGTTAGGATATCCAAACTATCTATTCAAACTTACTGGTGGTTATACCACATACGAAGATGGCATCCGTAAATTTCATAACAAAGACGATAAAAAAGGTTTTGAAGTAGGCGCAATGACCGTTGCTGTTGTTCGTGGTTCTATTACACGTAAAGATAGTTGGATGGATTTTGTATCTATATTAGAGAGAGCCAATGCAACGTTGGTAAATCCTAGAACTACAATTAACATATGTGCTGACAAATATAGAACTTCATTAAGACTTGCAGATTATGGTTTAACACAACCAAAAACAAAATTAATTAATGACCCCGAACAATCAAACTTACAAGTACAAGAAGCAGAGATTAAATTTCCTCTAATTATGAAAACATTAAGAGGGTCAAAAGGTGTTGGTGTATTATTTGTTGATAGTGAAAAAGGTTTAGATTCAATTGTACAACTTATACACAAACAAGATGAAGACGCAGATTTATTAATACAAGAATATATTAAAACAGAATATGATGTCAGAGTACATATATTAGGTGGTAAATTTTTAGCGGCTATGAAACGACCTGTAATTGAAGGAGATTTTAGGTCTAACGTATCGCAAGGTTCTAAACCAAAAAATATTAAACTAACAGAATTAGAAATAGAACAATGCTTACTAGCTTCAAAGGCAGTCGGTGGATATTGGACTGCTGTTGATTTTATACCTAGTAAGAACAGAGAAAAAGAACCACCATTTTTCCTAGAAGTAAACTCTTCTCCTGGTACAGAGGGTATTGAAGACGCTACAGGTCAAAACATTGCAAAAGAAGTAATTAAACATTTTGCAAATGAGGAGAATAGATATTCTGTGCCAACGGAATGTGGTTTCAAGGAGATTTTGACCATAAAACCTTTTGGCGAATTAATTTCAAAATTTGATACGGGTAATTCTGGAATGCCAGTTATACACTCGGACAAATACAAGATTAATGGTAATAAGATAACTTGGTCTCTATTAGGTAAAACTATTACAAGTGATATTATTCGTAAAGAAGAAATCAAAGTTGGTGGTTTAAGAGACTATGATGAGACCAGATATGTGGTCAAACTTGATGTAGAGTTTGCTGGTGGTTTCTATAAAGACGTAGAATTTACCATTGATGATAGAGAGGATAGAACTCCTATCTTGCTGGACCGTGCATTTATGAAGAGATTAAACGTTATGGTCAATCCACAAAGAAAATACGTGATAACAACCAAATACAGCATTGACTAATTAAAGTCTTTGTGATAGGATAATATTATGAAAAATGTAAAAATAATACGTTTACAAACCGGTGAAGATATAATAGGTGACGTTTCAGAGTCGCAAGGCTTGGTGACTATCAAAAAACCATTCACTATCATACCAATGCAAGCACAACCAGGAAAACCAGTACAATTGGTTTTAACTCCTTGGATGCCTTATACAGATGATAGAGAACTTATTATTGATGATAGTAAAGTCATAACAATGGCAAAACCAAAGTCTGATATTTTAAAATCTTACGAACATAATGTAAGTGAAATAATAACTTCTAAACCAGGTTTAATAACAGAAACAAAATTACCTAATCTTTAAAGTGGTAACGGTATATTTTATAAGGGCTAATAATGAAAAAGTCCAAGTAGATGTATCAGAGGGTACTACTTTAATGCAGGCTGCTAAACAGGCAAACATTAGAGAGATACCTGCTGATTGTGGTGGTAGTTGTGCTTGTGCTACTTGCCATATATATTTAAGTAATGCTTGGACACATATTCTACCTATTAAACAAAATAGTTTAGAACAATCATTATTGGAATATGAACCTGGTTATAAAGAGGGTGTGAGTAGATTAAGTTGTCAAATACAATTGACAAAAGATTTAAATAATTTGACGGTGAGGTTAAGAGATAATGAACTTTTATAAAAATGTAATTGAACATAAAGGTAAACTTCTTATTCGTGGTGTATTAAACGGAAAAGATTATAAAGATAAAATAGATTTTGGTCCTACTCTCTACGCCTTATCACAACAAAAATCAGAATTTAAAAATTTACAAGGTCAATACCTAAAACCTATTACATTTAACGACATTAAATCAGCACGTCAATTTAGAAAAGACTATGGCGCACAATCGCCATTATTTGGTCTTGAACGTTATCACTATCAATATATTGGTAAGAATTATCCAGACGCAATAGAATGGTCAAAAGACCACATAAAAATATTCACATTAGATATAGAGACTGCCTGTGAAAATGGTTTTCCAGATGTTGAGAATCCGATTGAAGAGTTGTTATGTATTACGGTAAAAAATCAATCAAATAAATCTATCATAACTTGGGGTGTTGGCGATTACCATACAGATAGAACAGATGTAACCTATGTAAAATGTAGAGACGAAAAACAATTGTTGTTTGAGTTTATGAAATTTTGGTTAAAGAACTATCCAGATGTTATCACAGGTTGGAACACCAAGTTTTTTGACTTGCCTTATTTGATGAATAGAATTAAATTAATTGCAGGTGATAAAGTTGCAAATAGAATGTCGCCTTGGAATTTAATTAATCGTGAGGAGATTGTTGTAAGAGGCAGACCACAAACCGTTTATCAGTTATTTGGTATTGTAATGTTAGATTATCTTGACTTATATAAATGGTTTATACCTACAAGACAAGAAAGTTATAGACTAGATTTTATTGGCGAGTTAGAACTAGGTAAAAAGAAACACGAAAATCCTTATGAAACATTTAAAGATTTTTATACTAAAGACTTTCAAAAATTTGTAGATTATAATATTCAAGACGTAGAAATTGTTGACGCATTAGAAGATAAGTTAGGTCTTATTGACTTATCATTGACCGTTGCATATGAATCTAAAGTAAACTATGATGATATATTTTCGCAAGTAAGAGTATGGGACACATTGATTGCAAACCACTTAATGAAAAAAAAGATATGTGTACCACCAAGAGAAGAACATAGTAAAGAAACAAAATACGAAGGTGCTTACGTAAAAGAACCTCAACTAGGCGGCCATAATTGGATTGTGTCGTTTGATATAAACTCACTATATCCACATATTATTATTCAATATAATATCTCACCGGAAAAAATTATCGGTTCGTCTAGTAAAGGTGTATCTGTAAACAAAATGTTATCAAATACACCACTTGACTTTTTAAAAACAGAGGGTGCTTGTTTAACACCTAATGGTGCAATGTTTAAAAATGATAGTCAAGGTTTTCTACCTGAAATGATGGAAACAATGTACAATGAGCGTGTTGTTTATAAGAAAAGAATGTTAAAAGCAAAACAACAATATCAAAGAACTAAATCACCTGAACTAGTAAAAGAAATATCACGTTGCCATAATATTCAATGGGCAAGAAAGATTGCTTTGAACTCAGCTTATGGTGCAGTAGGTAATCAATACTTTAGATATTATGATGTAAGACAGGCAAGTGGTATTACAACTGCTGGTCAATTTATTATTCGTTTCATAGAAAATAAAATGAATGAATACTTGAATAAAGTATTACAAACGCAAGGTAAAAAAGATTATATTGTTGCGTCTGATACAGATTCAATTTATGTTTGTTTAGATAAACTTGTAGAAAAAACTTGTCAAGGTAAAACTAACGAACAGATTACAGACTTCATAGGTAGAGTATGTGATAGTAGATTAGAACCATATATTGAAAAATGTTTTGCAGAATTAGCTGACTATTCAAATGCTTTTAAAAATGCAATGGTGATGAAACGAGAAGTTATTGCCAACAAAGGTATATGGGTTGCAAAGAAAAGATATATGTTAAATGTTATTGATGAAG